TATGCAAAATAGTAATCCTATACCAATGTGGAAAAGAACTTACGATACCAAGTCCTATTTTGGTTATGCATATTACATACATGCTTATTTGAAACCAAAAGAGTATACCTATTGGAGTTTAAAATATAAATGAATATATTAGTAACAGGAGGATTAGGTCTTATTGGACATAATGTAGTCACCCGACTACAAGACCAAGGTCACCTAGTATCTATAGTTGATAACAAAACTAATTATGGAATCATCCCGCAAGATGAGATTGATTATTTGATGCATGGACGGCAAAAGAAGATTGGTGACAATAGTTTTGTTTATACCAAAGATATCGCAGATGCGGAAGATATGGATAGAATCTTCAGTATTGAAGAACCAGAAATAGTTATTCATCTGGCTAGTTTCCCTAGACAAAAGGTAGTTAATAGTGATCCTGCCATGGGAAGTCGTGTTATGAGTGAAGGGTTACTAAACTTGCTAGAAGCTAGTGTGAAGTATGAAGTACGAAAGTTTGTATATATCAGTAGTTCAATGGTATACGGGGACTTTGCTGATAATGTCTCAGAGGATGCTATATGTAAGCCACAAGGTCAATATGGAATTATGAAACTTGCAGGTGAATTGCTAGTCAAGGATTACACCCGTAGAACTAATCTGATTCACACTATAATTCGTCCAAGTGCTGTTTACGGTCCACTTGATGTTGAAGATAGAGTTATTGCAAAGTTTATGCTTGCTGCAATGCGTGGTGAGACATTGTATGTTAACGGTGCAAATGAAACACTGGACTTTACTTGGGTTGAAGATGCCGCAGATGGCATTGTTGCAGCCGCATTGAGTGACAACACAGAGAACAAGACATATAATATAACAAAGTCACATGGCAGAACTTTATTAGAGGCAGCACAACTAGTGTTGAGGTTAGCAGGTGGCGGAACATTAGTAGTTGAAGCCAAAGATAAAGACTTTCCAAGTCGCGGTGCATTGAATATTGATGCCGCTCGTAGAGACTTTGGATTTGATCCCAAAGTAGAAGTAGAAGAAGGGTTTCAAAAGTATTATGAATGGTTGGAAAATTCCACATTTTGGTCTCCAAAGACAGTATAGGAATCTCAAAGATGAATTACTTGATGCAACTGATCGTGCATTAAGTACCGGTCAACTTGTGGGTGGAAAATATACTAAAGATTTTGAAAGTTGGTTAGCAGCTAAGACTAAAGCAAGATATGCGATAACAGTTCATAGCGGTAGTCAAGCATTAGAGATAATTGCCAGACATGCTTTATTATTACATTATGAAAATAATAAAACTACACCAACAATAAAAATTCCTAACTTAACTTACCCTGCAACACTTAATGCATTTTTAAATGCAGGATGGAAAGTACAATTAGTTGATACCGATAAATATGGTATTCTGATTGCTGAGCCTAGTGTATATACTTGTTTAGTAGGTTTATATGGTAGAAAACCTTGGGCTCACCTAACATACAGTAATGTTTTTTCTTGTATTGTAGATGGGGCACAACATTGGTTATGTGCTGACGGAGACATTGGTAGTGGTATGGCAATTAGCTTTGACCCTACAAAGAACTTACCTAGTTCAGGCAACGGCGGTGCTATTGTAACTAATATGGTAGAATTGTATAAATTTGCGATAGATTACAAAGATAACGGAAAGTCAACTGATTTTTCTCATCCTGGAACTAATTCTAAAATGAGTGAACAAGATTGTGCTCAATTGTTAGTACGAACAAAATATATAGATGAATGGCAAGAGCGTAGACACGAAATTGCTAATTACTGGATTGAGTGTTTTAAAGATTTACCACTACGGTGTTTAACCGATTCAATTGGCCCGCATGCCCATCAGAAATTTGTAATGTATATGCCGGATAGAAATTCATTACATACGCACTTGATAACTGAAGGAGTAGAATCAAAAATTCATTATGACTATACATTAGGTGATCTACCAATGAGTAAAAATTTAGTAAAACCCGATATGCTAAGTACTAGTGTTATGCTTAGTAGAGGGGTATTGAGTTTGCCATTATACCCTGAGTTGGCTGACGAAGAAGTAGAATATATCGCAGAAAAAGTAAACTCGTACTTTAGATAAATAAGTGAATGTGGCTACTATCATTTCTTCCTGAAGCTGTAACTCATTTAATCTTATTTGCAGGGATCATAGGAGTTATTGCTGGATTTGTTTTAGGATTTATCCCGTTTATCTCTACTTATAAACTACCTATACAAATTATAAGCATATTAGTATTAAGTTTTGGCTTATACTTAGAAGGTGGATTAGCTGAACAAGCAATTTGGCAGCTTAAAGTCAAAGAAATGGAAGCTAGTGTTGCCAAAGCAGAGGCAGCATCACAGCAGGTAACCACTTCAGTTGTTACTAAGATACTTACAAAGAAACAAATAATCAAAGAAAAGGGAGATGATATAGTACAATATATTGACAGGGAAGTTGTAAAATACAACAATACATGTACTATCCCAGAAGTAGTTATTACTGCACACAACGCAGCAGCTAAAAATGAACCTATTCAAATAGAAGTTCCTACTGATTTGCATAATAAATTAGCAAACCCTCCGATGATATTGGCCCCAAAGAAATGAAAAAGCTAATACTATTATCGGTAATCTTTTTATCAGCGTGTAGTACCGTTGTTCCTGTGAAACAGAAATTCCCTGACTTTCCTGAAGCATTGTCACAAACATGCAAACCTTTACAGCTAATTGAAGGGACCACTACAACATTAAGCCATTTAATGGCAGTTGTGGCAAAAAACTACGCCACAAGACATGAATGTGCTGCACAATTAGAAGCAATACTTGAGTGGTATACAGAGCAGAAGAAGATTTTTGATCAAGTCAATTCTGACTAATCCCTAAATAGTGATAAATACACTATAGGATTTAGACATGACCCAAGAAATAATCAATATAGGTGCACAACCCAATGACGGTGAAGGTGATCCGTTACGCACAGCCTTTGCAAAGATTAACAATAACTTCACGCAGTTATTCTCTACTGGATTTTTCACTTCAAATGCATATTCTACTGGTGATACAGCCGGACAAGTTATATTTGAATCCCCGGTAGAAACATTTACCCAGGGTATATTTCAGATTAATTCTAATGATACTACTTCAACTGATACGGAAAACATAATGTTAAATGTCTCCGTAATAAATGATGGTAGTGGATTAAGGTGGAATGGGCACAATACACTGTTCAACGGTAATGCTCTTACCGGGTATGACATGGACATATTTGATGCTAATGTAAGAATACTAGTTAATCCATTAGTAGATACTACAATATTTCATTTTATATCAGCACAGATAACTTGGACAGGAGTTCCTATTCTTGGATTGAACTTGATTACTGACGTAGCAGTTGATCCTCTTATAATAGACACGGAAACTGATTTCAGTATAGAAACTGAAAATCAAGTAACAGTATGAGAGCAAAAGAATTCATAACAGAACAAAGCAATTTACCAGATAGGATTGCTAATCCGTTACCGGCAACATGGGTAATACCAGAGTTACAGAATCAAAATGCATATTTACAATATAGATTTTCTATAGCATTAGCCGGCGCAAAAGCGACTCGCAATGGTGATATACCTAAACTAAATAAAGATTCTGTTTGGGGAGAAAATCAAATTGTTTCGGGTTATATGAATCCAGACATTGATAAAGATATTGATTTTGCTTTAGATGAAATGGGGCTAAAAGGTAAAGTATTAGTTACCAGCAAAGAAAGCGAAGAAACAAGTGACACCGGTATAAATAGCCCAGTAAAGCCCTTTAAGGGATATCCAAAATGAGAGCAAATGAATTTGTAGCTGAGAGTAAAATGGGAAAAATATCCGCCCAGCAACATCAATCATCTGTTGGATTGAATGTTTTTTCAAAGAAAATAGACACCTATGATAGATTATACGATTTAAATCGGTTAATGATGGCTGTAGCATGTAGTGATGGAGTGAATCCAATAGAAATGGATGCTGAAAGTTGGGTAGGCAAACATAACACTACACACCCCTATACTAAAGAAGAACAAGATATGTTAATTTTAGCATATAAAGCTGCCGGACTGGAGTATAAAGATTTGAATAACGGTGATTTAAGTAGCAAAGAGTTAGAGGGAGTAAACACACAAAGTATAGTTAACCCATTCAAAGGTTACAAAAGAAAATAAACGGTAACAGATTTTTAGAATAAGTAATTATATCAAATTACAGGATTCTTAATGATTGATATCAACAAAACACTTGACTTAGTAAAATTAAAGTTTTATAACGAATATTTATATACTGCCCATATCTATTCAGAAGGGGATAGTCAAATGCACAAGGGGCTAACTGAACACGTTGTCAAACAATACATAGATCCATTAAATCTTCCTAAAAATAGCAAAATATTAGATTTAGGATGTGGCCCGGGCTATTTCTTGGATGAAATGAAAAAGCGTGAGTACACTGATTTAACCGGAGTAACATTAAGTATCGAGGATATTAAAATATGCGAAAATAAAGGTCATACTATCAAACAGTTTGATTTAAGTTTTCTTCCTCAACGCGAAGGATACTATGATGAATCAGTTGATTTTATCTTCTTACGCCATGCTTTGGAACATAGTCCATATCCTATTTTTAGTTTAATAGAATACAATCGTATTCTTAAACAGCATGGTAAGATTTACATTGAAGTTCCTCAGCCGGATTGTGATAGAAAACATGAAAATAATTTGAATCATTACAGTATTCTAGGACAAACTCAACTGGCAGCATTGATTACACGCACTGGATTCAACATTAATAGATTTGAAAACTTTGAATTTGATATAACGTACCCTAATTCAGAAGATCCTGAAGGCCCAAAACAAGTGGCAAGAGAAAAGTTCTATTGTATTGTTGCGACAAAGCAGCGACCATTAGATATTAAATAAGTTTCTTAAGATAAATACTCTCTATACGAGAGTATTTTTATGGGCGGCCATGATTTATCTTTTCTATATTAGGAGAAATTATGAAACCCAGCGAAATATTACGCAGTTTAGCAGATATGCTAGATG